TTATAATTCTTCGGCTTGTTTATACAGCTTCGAGATTACTTTTGGCGGTAAATTACTATTTTCAAGGAAGTTAAGCAACTCATCACGGTTAATGCTTCCCACTTGAATTCCACTAACAATCTCACTTGACAGTTTAGGTTCTTCTAAATTAATTTCCATTTCAGACACTAATTTGGCAATATCCTTGGTCCTTAACAATTCATAATTAGACCATCCCCGGTTCCATGGACGCCGGATATTTGTAGCAATTAATGCTAAGATTTTAATCAATGGTTCATTAGCTTTGTCCTGTTTAACACTCAGGCCATGCTCCTCGTTTAAGAATGCAACAACCTTATTGATTGCATCATTTACACTTGATAATTTAAGCCCATAATCACTCATTTTCAATTGATAAAGTGATAGGAAAGCAGCGCCTTTAAGATCGTCTCCAGATAATCCATATTGGTTTGCAAGCAGCTCTTCTAATTCTTGTTGATAGTTGCTGATGTTTGCAAATGGATTAAAGTTGCTATCGATTAAGACTTCTTTTTCTGGAATATAGTATATCATTCCCTGTTGATGTTTATAAAATGAAGGAAGCCTATTTTCATCTTTAATAAGAAGTGGACTAAAGATGAAAATTTCAGGAGCAATGTCAACATTCGTAAATTCTTTTTTAAAATCAATGATACAGTATTCCATGGTAATTTCGTCAAATTTATTTTGAATGTATTGATCAAATCGCTCTTTATCAATTGCGGGATTTTGCGAATGAATAATTTGGTAAGCTTGTTGGGCAGAAATAAGGCCATACAAAGCAATGAATGATTTAAGATATTCGTCCAGCATTTTATCAGTTTGTGGATCGAATACTACTGGAAGCTTCTCTGATTCACTAAATAATGAAGCGAGAAAATCCTCTATTACTTGATCATCATCTTCATCTCCGTACTCTTCCCCAAGATCGACAGGAGCTTTTTGCGTATATACGAGAATGTCATCGTATTCATTATCACTAAGGATATCTTGATCTTTCAAGTACTTCGCTAGTTTTTGCAAAGAAGCCTTGATATTCGTGCGTTCTGTTTTGCCTACTCCGTGAAATTCTAGTTCATCGACACTAGTCTGAATATCAAGATTAAAAATAGTGCTTAAACGATAAGCAACCCATTCATTAAGATAAAATTGCAAGTTATCTCGATAGCGACGAATAGTTTTAGTACTATAATTATGTTTAGCATCAGCCAGGAAAAGGTCTAAAAGTCGATTATTTGCATCTTGAATTTGTTGGATTGCATTATCAACCCCATCGGCAGTAAGTTTTTCTCCATCTACCTGACTTAATCTTCTTAACTTATTAGTAATTTCTTTTAAGTACAGTTCTTCTAAATTTACGTGTTTAATGCTAAACGGTTGAGCCATTTCGATTATCCTAACCGTCTCGTCTTCACCAACATAAATCCTACCCTTTTGTTGTACCTTTTTAACCAATGATTTTGCTAAGTCTACTTCATTGACTAAGTTTTTGGCTTGTGGCTTTATGACATCTTGATAAAAATTAGTTATAGTTTTTATTTGTAAAGGGTGAATCGTTTTACCGATTTGCCAATCCCCACCTGTGGCTAAGTAATCTGCCAATGAGTCGGTAGGCAACCCTAATTCTTGCCAAATTATTGCTAGTTGTTTCTCAAAACGTTCTTTAATCGTCTGTTTATTTTTAGCATTTACATCAAATAAGACAATTGCCATGGTAGTAGCATCATTTAAGAAAATCAAGTTCTTTTTACGTTTAGCAGTATAGTAAGTAGCATGCCATGAAAAAAGCGGATTAGCTAAGACCATTGCCATATGCTCTTTGCTTGTTGCTTTTTGATAAGTATTAAATAGCTTCTGCGCTTTCTTTTCGACGTTAATAAACACTTAGTTTCCCCCATCTCTTTCCGTAATCATTACATTTCCATCTTCTGGATTTCCATAGACTTCATAAGCACCATTCAATTTAATTTCCCGATAGTCTTGACCAGCATAGTTTCCCTTAATTGTATACTTTCCATCTGGTAAGATGCCAACAGGTTGGAAGAGCTCTGGTACCGGATTTTTATCTGTGACGATAATCTCAAATTCGCCGTCTACTCCCCCGTTGCTAAATGTCAATTTTTGACTAGTATCATCATTAATAATGACAACTTCAGCTTTATCAGTAGTCTGACGTATTTCTTCTTCCATTCTAAATTCTCCTACCTTTTTTATTTATTACATTTTACAATTATCATTCCCATTTTGCCAATTATCTTTATTGATATTCATAAAGAATAATTTGCGGTATACTATTAATAGACAATTTATTGCATTAGGGGTGCCCATAGTGCTGGGCTGAGATATGCAGTGATGCATGGACTCTAGAACCTGTAAGTTAACGCTTGCGTAGGAAAATGCACCGGACTTTAATACTCAAAGTAGGTGTATCTCCTACCTTGAGTATTTTTTATTTAAGGAGCTAATTTTATGGTACAACGTCAAATTAACTGGTCACTGATCGATCGAGTTCGTACTAAAAACCCGATTGTCCTTAATCTCGCCAATTTAGTAACAATTGATAAAGTTGCCGATGCCGTTAGTGCTGTCGGAGCGTCGCCGATCATGTCTGTTGAGCCCACTGAAGCAGATGAAATGGTGACGCTGGCCGATGCCCTTTCTATCAATCTCGGAACGATTAATGAGCATCAGGCAACACAAATTAGAACGGTTCTGCGAGCTGCCACGCCACTAAAGCCCCTCGTTTTAGATCCGGTAGCGGTAAGTGCGGTTCCATCCCGCTTAAAGTTTGCCCATTCATTGCTAAATGATTTTCATTTTGATGTTATTCGTGGTAATGCCAGTGAAATTGCTGCTTTAGTAGAGGCTGACAATACAAGTCATGGAATTGATGCAGGTAAAGTTCCTAACCAGGTTCAAATTGCCGAAACATGTGCTCGACGTTACCATTCAATTGTGGTCTTAACCGGTGAAACCGACCTCATAACTGATGGACAAGTTATCTATGAGAACCCCTTTTCTGCCGAGATGTTAACGATGAATGTAGGTAGTGGTGACATGCTTTCTAGTATCATCGCTGCATTTTTAGGGACTACTACTAATACTTGGGATGCTTGTATTGTTGCAACAGTTTTGGTGTCTGCTGCTGGGGTATTAGCTAACCGTTATTCAGTAGGACTAGGTTCGTGGCAAGTACAATTTTTTGACCAGCTTTCGATTATGGATACGAAAGCATTACTAGAATTCTTTGCAGAAAGTTATCCAGTTAATCATTCTTAATTATTCTTGCAAATAATTGATGTATATAATAGGTAGAACTAAAAACGGTTAATCATTTTTGACTGTTTTTGATGTTTGTTGTACAAAATTTCTTCCCCTTTTTACCCCTTTTTATGATTTAACGGCACCCCTCAAATGAGAGATGCCGTTTTAATTTTAAACCACTCGTTTATATGTATTATATCATTCCCCGAATTCATCAGCTACAATTGCATGATTGATCAAAGAAGGTAAGTAAACATCTGTTTTCTTTACGTACACAAAAAAGGCTATATACTTAAGTTGTCACACAAGTATATAGTCTTTCTCGTCCAGCTCGGATATACATTAAAAAGCCCTAGTGGATGTTACAGAAAATGCAACAACCACTAGGGCTAATTTTACTTTATTTAAATTTCAAACTAATCAAATCATTATCAGCTTTGCTTGCTGAGAACTCATGGACTAATACTTCGGTTTCCGATTTACCATCTAATACTGGAAGTTGTGGTCCCTTAATTGGCTCAAACCAATAGTCAATATGATTGCCTTCACCATGTTCATCATTTGAGAAACGAGCAATTACTTGCAACTGACGACCGACTAAGTTTGATGAGTAATCAAATTGACCGCTAAATCCTGATAAATTGCTATTGAAAATAGCTGGATAAGTCTTTTGCACATCATCACGTTGAATTGGTTCGTACTTAAGCCGTTGAATTTCACATTTGTTAGCTACATCATACAGAATTAAATAACAGTAATTTAAGCCCAGTGACATGTCACTAGCAAACCAGCCGTTTACTTGAAGCTTATTACTAAAGACTACTGTATCAACATTATCAAGACTAGCGGCACTCTTCGTTAGATCTAATAATGACACATAATCGACAAAGTTTCCGTTGCCTGCTGGATCATCTGTATAGCGAAAAATCAAATGCAACTTCTTGCCCTTCATTTGGTTAGTATAATCAAAGTTTGCATTAAAGCCTGAATTAGCTCCATTTGGAATGTCTGGATAAACCTTTGGGACGTCTGGTCGACTAGTAATATTAACTTGAGCACGACCATACTCTTGGCTCCCCTGCTCATTTGTTAAGATAGCAAACGCATATGGCTTCCCTTGTGCTTGCGCAGAGGCAAACCATCCACTAACAATTAACTTATTACCATCAAAGCGGACAGAATCTAAATTCCCACCGCTTGTAATCTTTTGTTGTGTCATTTGCGTAAACACCCCCGTTAAATCAACTGAAGCGTCGATGTGTTCACCATAAAAATTGTCTGTAAATTGCCAAGCACCAATGTGATCGCTAATCCCAGGGAAATAGTTCATATATGGTTCTGTTACTCCAGACATTACAGGATATGCAGCAATCCATAACATCGCTCCTGTTTGTCGATGAATTTCTTCAAAGTCCCACAGGCCAGCCATACCGGAGTAAGAATAAAAGACCGGTGTAAAGCCGGCGTTTTTCACGGTATTCAAAAAGGCTATTGCAGCTTGTGTGTTCGAGCTACGATAGCCTAATTTTTCTTCATAATCTAATACCAGAACGGAGCCATGCGGTAATCCCATGGAGTTTGCAGTTGCAATTGCATAGTTAGCTTCATTTACCGCTAATTGGCTATTTCCACGGAACCGACTGAAGTGATAACCGCTGACTTGCATACCTTCATGTTGGGCAGCGGCAATCTGACCAGCACCGTATGGATTGCGGTAGTAAGTTGATTCGCTTAGCTTAACGATTGCCCCGTGAACGCCACGACTCTTCCAGTTTTGCCAAAAATTATAATATTTTGCCTGGGGTTGGTACCCAGACACGTCTAATACATAAGGCCTAGTCATGATTAATCACAACCCCCGTAATTGGCTTGGTGTTCGGGTTAACTGTCGGGGTTAAGTCACTCTTTTCGTAAGCTGACTGAACCGCATGTTCAACCATTGTTTGATCAAAATCAAAGCCTTTTTCAGCTAGAGTACCCCCAACTAAGGAAGTAGCAGTTTTAAACTTGTCATGTCCAGTCATAGCAGAGTTGCTTGCTAAACTGTTAACCACATTGTCTGCTAGAGATTCGACTAAGTTCAGCAATTCTTTTTCTTGTAATGTCTTAGCATGCAGTTTTTTCGCTTCCAGAACCGGTTTGAGATATTTCCAGGCAAAAATAAAAAGCACCGTTGCAGTGCCTGATGAAATAAACCAATATACAATATCATTAATCATTTTCATGACGATATTCCTCCTCTAAGGTGTTTAACCGTTCTTCATGTGACGCTAACTTAATATCATGCTTTGCTAATTTATCAAGAATTTCTCTTATTCCACGATCACGTTCTTTATTATCAGTGTTCATTTGGTCAATGGTTTGGCGTAATTCTTTAATGGCGGTTTCTAATGGACCAGTTAGGCCAAACTTCAACACACCCCAGAGAACTAACGCAATACTTAAAATGCTAGCAGCATCTTCAATTGTCAAATGTGCCAAATTATCACCACCTCTTAGTTAGTTGTGAGGTAATGATTGTAGTAACTGACTAATGTATTAGCTGGATATTTTCCTGAGTGAACCTCAATATCAACATCAGTTCCAGAATGGTGCACATAAGTCCCCTCAATATTAGTTGCACACCACATTTCGATATTTTGATCAGGATTAATAATATTAGGTAGTTTGATTGCATGAGCTAAGCCACCTGTAACGTCTTTGTTTAAGGCAAACATTAATCGTAGCTCTACTAACTTAAACCCGCCTAAATCAGCAATTCGATAGCAACAGTTCCAACCATTGTTAACATGGTCCCAATCATAAGCGCCATTGACAAATTGAATGCCGTCCCGTTGTTGACCAGTTATTGTTGGCAATTGATTAGTTGTAACTAAATTATTTGGTTTACCATTAATAATTGACCAATCAGTGGCTACAAGTAAATCATTACCATCTTTATCTTTAATATAGACTTTATTTGCCATTTATCTTAACCTCCTAGCGATTGACTTTGCGTTGTAATTCCCAAATCTGATGTTGCAAGTCGTCGACAATATCAGACATCTGACTGCGATAGTTGTCGAAATCAACAATCGAATTAAGATCAGTCTCAGGAAAAACTTGGTGTTTACGCTTCTGCTCATCTTTTTGAAAGAGTTTTACTCTCGTTGGCAAGAACCCCATCTTATCGCCTCCTAAGCTGTTTGTGTTTGCAGATCATCAATAAAACATTCAGCATATCCCAATTGCGGAATTGAAGCATTAACAGAACCGATTAATCGATAAGACAAGCCAGTACTGTTTTGTGACAAGTCAAGGATTTTCAAGTTAGCCCAAGAAGTCGTTCGATCTCCGTAATGCTTGGTATCTACTTCAGCTTCAACTGAATTAACTTCAATTGCATCAAGGTGTTGCTTTAACGTTGGATACGTATGGCCCAAGACATCTACCCTTGCATCTATAAGCTCGCTTGGCTGAGGAGTCTTATTAATTTGAGCCGCCCAACGAACTTCCCAAGCATCAGTAATACCTTTCAAGTATGAACTAACGTAATTACCGTAGTTTCGAAGCACAGCCCAGTTATGGTTCTTCTGCTCGTAAGCTTGTGAGTTTTGAAAGGGACTCGGTTCGTCCCATATATCTATTCGTGGAAAGTCAGCCATCGACTATCCCTCCTATTGTTGTGTTGAAGTTGATTCTGGTTGGAGATACTCCACCCACTTCTTCTTAGCTAATTCCGTAATATCTTTGTTTGATACATTATCAAAAGTTTTTCCTTCACCTAGCATGTCTTGGGTAACTTTAATTGTTGCCATTGTTGTTTCGCCTTGGTCATTCATCCCATTAAAACCAACCATCGCATCAATAGTGTTACCTTGTGAGTCAAAGTCATAACTAAGACGATTACGATAGATATTCATTGTCATAATAGATTCCTCCTATTTGTTTGCTTTCTTAACGTCATTCTTTTTAGATGTAGTTAATTCACTAATTTTGTTTTGTAGTTTCTTAACCTGTAGGCGTAAAACTGTGTTATCAAATTCGAGTTGACTGTTCTTCTCACGGTACTCTGCAATAACATCATTTGCTTCAACTTTTAAATTATCCATAAAAAATCCCTCCTAAATAAAAAGCCACGATTAACTCGTAGCTGCCATATGATTTAATTTATTGTCAACATTCTGCAGACGGGTATGCTCATAACCTTTACGTTTTGCCTTGATTTCCCAGCCGAATTTAATGTTTGGCTGAGAAGATCTAACCATAAAACGATCTTGTTTCCGTTGTTCAACCCAAACGTTACCTGGACCATACGCAGTAATAAAAACTTGGTATGGGATTGAAGTATTAACAGTTTCGTTAAAAAGTTTTTCAATTCCGACATAGGCAACTCCATTAGAATCAGTTTGTCCTTCACCAATGTCACCGAAATAATATTCAGCCGTTTCATAAGCATTAATAGCAACTGTACCTTGGCTCGTCTTAACAATGGCGTTCTTGTTATTATCAACACCTAACCATTTTTTAACGTGTAAATTATCAACTTGAAGATTCCCCAGATTATGAGTTATGCCATCATCGAAACCATCGTCAATGTATCTTCCTTGAAGTTTGATTGGTCCTGCTCCAGTAATTATAATTTCGTTACCATTATCACCACCTCCGACGTAGAATCCCACCTTATTATCTTTTTGGATGGAAAATCTAGCACCTTTACCATATTCCACGTCAGGGTCTAATTGTGCTTGAATGTAACTATTTGTAATTCCCAAGTGTGTTCTGGATATCACACTAAAATTTCTGCTATGAGTAATTCGGTTACTATGCTCGGAATCTAAAGAAGCTGAGCCAATTATTACTTCACGAGAGTCTAATATTCCTAATCCATGATGAACGTCCGTAGAGCCTCCGTCGCCACCATATGTTGTTATCACATCGATTGGTACGATTGAAGAATAGTGATCACCGTTAGCACCATGCAATTCAATAATTCCATCTTTTAATTTTACCCAATCTTGTGTAGCGTCGTTAACTTCATCTAAAGAATTAGAAGTCAGATTACTAATCGAATACACGTCAGCTCCTAAAACCGTTCCTTGATATATCGAACCATTATTAACGTGCATGCTATTAGCGTAAACATTACCATCTGGGTCAACGCGAAAAGTACCATTTCCGTTGTTAATAGTAATAGAATGTAACGTACCAGTATTTATTTTATCTGCATTAATATCAGTGATATAGGCGCTAGGGATAAAGGCAGTTGAATTTGGGCTCATAACAAAGGAATCAGCATCAAAGTAAATCTTGTTAGATTGAATTAGGGTACGTCCAGCCGCAATATTAATTTGACTAAGGAGATCGCCACTTTTAACTCTCAAATTAATATCACTGCGTAATTGTGTAATCTCAGACTCTTCTGCACCAGTGGACCACTCAGTCCAATACGTACCAAACCAGCGACGAAACGCATGTTTGGTGCCACTATCCTGGTAAACATCTTGACGAATTCTGTCGTTACCGTTACCAGTTACATCAACATAAACCCAACCACCAAGCGGGTTGCCAGTTAGATTGTGGACAAGGTAGTGGCCGGTTGTCTTCATGTTATCAATATTAGCGTTATCCAAAGTCTGCACATTAACTTGATTATCCAAACGATTAAAGTCACTTTGGCTAACTTTTGTCTGAACTACTCCTGCTAATTGGGTGTATTGTGATTGATCAACTTTATTTTTAACTGCTGACTGTAAACCGTCAATTGATGCTGTGACAGATTGAAGTTGGTTAACGCTAGCATTGTCGCTAGGTGCTGGAGCGTACGGAGTAGCAACTGGGCCATACTCTAACTTCAACTTGGACAATCGAATCTTACCGTTTCTCACGTACAGGCTAAAATTGTTTGATGTGCCGGCCCACGTCCAGTTTTCAACCTTATAATGTTTAAGATCTTTACCAGATACGTGAACATTTTGAAGTGCATCGTAAGGACCACATGAAACGATTACATCTGTATCAGTACAGTCATCGCTAATCTGTGCATCAAACGATACCGAGAAAACGTGCTCTGTTGTTTCAATAGATAAGCTCTGATATATACGTGAGCCAGCAGTTCCAACTTTTCCAAGCTCTACAAGACTATCTTTATGCTGATTCTCAATATTATCGTAAATCCAATAGGCTTTACTAAAGACATCGGTAGACCTTAGAAGGTTAATGCCGCCACCGTTGTTTCTGACATCATTAGACAGCTTAACGATGCTCTCACTTATCGTGTTACTCTTCTGATCAATCAGCGACTGTACAGTACTTTGAGTAGCGAAACCTTTCCCGTTAATAATGTCATTAACTTTAGATTCGGTAACCATACTCTTTAACTGATCACTAAAGAGATTAATTGAAGCAGAATGAGAATTGACAGTGCCTTTTAGGTTATTTACCTCCGTTGCATCTGCCTTTAGTTTGATCGCTTTACTATTCTCATCAATAGCAGTTGAGTTTTTCTTGATTGAAGCAATAGCATCATCAGGGTTGGGGGAATAATCAGACTCAACATTTCCCATTTCTAATTGAGGATGATGATAAGTTGTAGTAAAGTTTTTTCCTTGCAACGTCCCCATTGGTCCCGCATACAGCCAAATATCATAAGGAATAGCATCATTAGGAGTCGTGAAAGTAAAGCTATGACGTTTACCATCAGCGTTAAAATACCAATGAGCTGCTTCTTTATTGATAAATTTACCATCTAAGCTTTCCTTAAAGATTCTTACAGAAGCTTGCTCTACACCATTGGTATTCGTTGCCGAAACCGAAAAGGTATACGTCTCACCATGTGTTAGGTTCCAATAAATTGCTTTATTGTCCCACGCAGGATATGGGTCAGTTGTCTTTGACTCAATAACAATATCTGTTCCGCTATTTGGTATTAAGTTTCGACCGCCTATTCTTAGATTATTAACTCTATCCTTCAATGTCTGATATTCAGAGGATGAAACTTTTTGGCTAATTTGACCAGCCATTGTCTTTTGCTCAGCTGACAGTTGACTAATTAAATTATTAGCTTGGTCAACGACTGACTTATCAGCCTTTTGAAGTAACTGGTCTTTCGTTTGCTGCAAAATAGTTTCAGTAGATGTAACTCGGCCACTAAGTTTTTTGGTATCTCCTTCGATGCCATCAACTCTAGTAGTTAAGCCATTAACAGATAACTCTGCTTTTGATGCAGTACTAGTTGCATTTGTTGCCTCAATTGTTGCACTGGAAGCAGTCTGTTTAGCAACCACTGCATTACTTTTTGCATCCTGTGCCACAATAGTAGCGGCATCAGCTGTTTGCTTAGCAACTGTAGCATTATTTTTAGCGTCTTTAGCAATTGATTCAACTTGACCGTTAGCAATCTTCAACTCATTGATTGCATCTGATGAGCTTTTTGATTGGACACTAACTGCTTCATTAGTCTTAATAATCGCAGCACTATTAGCTTGAACACCAACTTTGAGATTAGCAACGTCACTAGCAGCACTCGCAACATCTGCCTTCACAGAGGAAACATTATTAGCAACGTCTGCAACCTGATTTCTAATTGCAGCTGCTTCACTGCTAGCATTTTCCTTTATAAATTGTGCTTTAATTGCTGCATCATCAGCCGCCGCTTTTGCTTCACTAATCGCCGAGCTTTGCGCTGCTATTGCGTCACTATTAACCTTAGAAGCACTAACAGCCGAGTCAGCATATTTTACCGCTGATTCGGCTGAGTTTTTAGCTTCAACAATTCCTTTTTGTGCCTCAACAACTTTCTTGTTGACCTTATGCATATCATATTTCACGTTAGCCTGGTCATTAGTATCATTAACATTAATCCATTCACCATCAACCATGACCATTGTTTGAACCAATTTGTCATGATTACTAATTTTATGAGGAACAACAGCATTTTCATGATTGCCAATTACTGTTGAGGAATCATCAGTTGATGAAGTATTCGTTGAATTAATTTTTGTTTCGTCTGAGAGCTGATTATTTTCTGCCATTTTATGTCTCACCTCCTATCGTTAAATCTTTATTAGTATCATTTGAAGAAGTAGTTTGATCAATAATTGGTTTTACCCAAATTGCTCCATTTTTTACAGCTTGATTAGCAGACGGATCATGTTGACCATAAAATATTTGTGGCATTCGATCAAACATAGCATTTGCTAATTGTTCAAGTTTAGTTAATGACGTTTGTGAGTGTAACAATGTTGCCGGCAAGTTCTGATAAATATTATCAGTTCCTTGTGAAGGATTGTATGGATACCAGGTATAGCCAACCAAAGTAACTTTAGTGTTATAAGCATGCTGAGTATCAGTCTCACCTAGCAAAGTTCGATCATCTACTTCTGGAATTGTTAAATATACTTGTTCACCCGGAATTGGCATTTCATTAGTATTCAAAACAATTTCAATTGAAACAGATGGCTCCAGCACTAACTGCGTACGTGCATATTCTCGCATTTCGTTAGCATCCTTAAATCTATCATCTTGCAATATTGATGAAGCGGGGTGTAGTCCCCATTCATCCTTTGAATGCTCATCCGTTAAAGTAAACGGCTGGAAGTAATAATGAGTTTGTGTAGAATCAGTATCTGGTGTATATGTTCCACCATTATAATTGGCAACTAATTTAATAGTTTCGGTCGGGGCAATTTCGACTTTTTTAGTACTAATCTTGGCCTGCATTTCATCATTACGGCCATACCAATCTGGTGGGAAACTGTCGATAGTAGCTGTCTTACAACTCTGTCCCGGCTCCGGCTCATAAATCAACGTGTTTTGATCTAAAATCAAGCTAATGTGGTGAGTGCTACCATGTGGGCCATAAAAGCCAACATCACCTGGTTTAATTTCTGATCGTGGAATTTCTCGAAAGTTATTCTCCATAGCGACGGTATATGCCGGGATTTCAATTCCGAAATCGTGATAAACCTGTGACACATATCCCGAACAATCCATTCCTGCAAACGGGTTAGCCTTATTGTGACCACCCCATACATACGGAACACCCAAATATTTCTTAGCGTCAGCTTGAAATGCCGCAGTATTATCTTGTCCGCTTTCAATTGGAACAGAACCATCTTCGACTACCACTCCACCGCTACTAGTCGCTTCTGTTGAACTACTAGCAGTCGAATCATCAGTTGAATACGAACCACCAACACAAGTAATCTGATTAACAATAACTGTACTGTCTTCAATCAGCTTCATATTGGTTGAATCGTGATTATATACAACTCGCCTTTGATAATTTCTTAAAAACTGGTCAGATGAATATACATCTACTCGCTTTCCTAAAGGTTTAACAATTGTTCCAGGCCACGTTGAGATAATCTTACTAATCATATCTTTCCCGGAACATCCACCTAGATTTTCGATTTGCTGTTTTGAAAAGTCTCCAAACACGTGATATGAAAAGCCAAATGGATTAGCAGTTTCATCGTTTAGGAAGAAATCCAGTACTTCGTCAATAGAATAAGTTAATGTGCCACTACGGACATTTTTCTGAAAAACCCGACCAATTTCACTATTAACATATTGCATAGCCGTGACGGTATACAGCGAAGTTCCAGTCCGATCTTGTTCAATATTCTTAATGATATATAGGTCGTTGTTAAACTCGATAGTTGATTCATTAGCAATTAAGGCAAAAGATGGTGACCCATCATTATATGCCACGAATTGTAACTGGTTGGTCTGATTATTCTCATATTGAACTTGGAAAGATGATTTAAGAAAACATGTTAACGGTACCGGCTTAGTAGTATGAATCCCTTGAATTGTGATTTGAGGATTAAACTTTGGTGCATGGTTAAACTCAGCTGGAACCTGAGCAGTGATTTTGTCATTAACCAAAATAGATCCGTGTCGCATTTTGAATGTTGCTCGAGTCTTTTCTGTATCAGCCCAGTTAAACATATCATCAATAGTAGATGAGCGGAATACTAGTCCATTCCCCTCAGTTTGATCTGCAAACAGCCGGACACTATTACCATCAACAAACATATTGGGCCCTTCGATCCAGCCAGCAATGCCACTACTATGATTACTATACTTTTGAGGTGTAGGTGCAAAGTTAACTGGAAACTTCTGATAAGGGCCAAGATAATTATTCGAGCTAAATATATAGTTACCGCCAATTGTCAGATAGTAGACTCCATCTATTAAGCAGATGTCTGGGTCAATCCGGTAACTATTATCAATTGCTCTATCAGTAAAGGAAATAGCTTGGTTTTCACTAGTGATTTTATTAGTTTGAGGATCAAAATCAGCAATATAATCATTAAGAATCCCCGCTTCAGCATCCCCTGCACAGTAAACAATATGATACTTTCCGTCTAAATCCTTAAATATTTCAGGGGCCCACAAATTTTTATAAGAAGGGTCACCTTTTAGGTAGTCAAGTTTTTCAAAATTATAAAAATCTGTTGTCACATAAAAGGCACCAGTCCCGATAATGTAATATCGATCTTCTATCTTAATTAGGAATCCGTCACGTAAGCCTTCTAATTGTTTTAAACGAGTTATGACTTCCCAACTGACTAGATTATCTGAATAAGCCATAATTGGTGTTGCCTGCCAAGGCTCCTTTTCTGTGGGGTGTGATTCAAAGCCAAAATATACATAACGATGCTGTTCTAATGCTTCTAAAACAGATATTGTCATCTGACCCACCTCCTAGTTAAGATAAACAAAGCGAAAACGAAATCTTATATCTACTTTGTTATAGCCATAAATCTTGAAATCATTCCAACCAGGGGCTAATCGCATCCATGCTAAATTAGTTGCATCAGTACATAGTTCACCATTGCGATAGCAATACATATCATCCCAAACTAATTGATCGCTTGGCTGCAAGCTATTAACGTAGACTATCTCATCACCTGTGGTTTGGTTAACCATATCAAACTTCCCGGTCTGCCCTGTGACAATAATTTTAAGACCATACCGTTGTGCTGGATCAATCGTAATATCACTCGCATTCCAGATTTTGAAATGATGTTCATTAACAAAGTGGTATTTTAAATCGATCCCATTTGGAAGGTTCATACCATATTGCCATAAGTTCTGATCATAAGTCATTAAATCATCGCTATATGGTAACGACCATTTAACACCGGATGGATTTTCAAACGGGATCATAAATTGTACGACATGACTACGGTCTTCAGGATTTTTAATCGTAAAGTTACCAGCACGTACAAATTTAACAATACCTGGTTCTGCATCACTGCGAATACGATAGAGTCCTTTTTGCATGAAGAATTGAGCAATTTCATGCTTTTTCATCTTGTAATCATACCAGTCACCATAAGTTAAATAGAAACGTGCATTGATTACATTTTTCCCAACTTGTGATGTTGAATAAACAGAACCATCAACACCCGTATCGGTAGTATATGTTGTTGTTAATATTGGATCTGAATCATCATCAAGAAAATGGAGTCCTGATGTAATAGTTTCTGCATCTATTTCATCCCCATTAGGTGGCTTGATAAAAAGCTTTGGGTAGTTATATTGATAACCAACAATATTCAAGTCTTTACCCGACACACATAATCACTCCTTTTAAATCCCTGTTAACGATTGTGCTTGAGCTAAATTAATATCACGTTGAGTTCGACGGTACCGTGCAGTTGGGTTGTTAGCAGAATCAGTCACACCAATTAGTTGCTCAATTAAATTAATAAGCTGTTGGTTCTGTGCCAATGCTGCATCAAAACGTTTTTCAAGTGGGGTTAAGTCAGTTTGATTAACTACTTGAGTGCTCTGATTAGAACTACCAGCGTAATAATCAACTACTTGCTTCATTAATTGCCAAGCCCGCGTGGACTTCATTGTGTCTAGCGGAATAGCCATTTCAGCACCCGCTTCTCCAAAGATGGATGGAGTAGTTGCAATACCACCATTAGCATAGCCATGTCCGTGACCGATAACAGATAGCATACCGCTTGCACCATACTTAGCTTTAGCATAGGCAATACCAGCAAGCAGATTATCATACCCATTAAATATGTTTCCGTGACCGGGAAATTTATAGGCATTGAAAGTGGCTGAAATTGTTTGAACTAACCCTTTGGCTAAATCTCCAGTGGCGTTATTGATATCACCAATGTTTCCTTGGACTGCTTTGGGATTACCTCCTGATTCTGTCTGAATCTGTTTTAGCCATGCATTGACGTACGCCTCACTATCAGGTAAACCATTTTTCCTTAATGCCTTTTTAACAACTGGAGCCCAGTTACCATTTTTGGGAGTATCTGAGCCTAGATCATCCAGTTGTTTTTTCATCCATTCTTTTAAACGTTCGGCATAAAATCCAGGTAAATTAAGTTTCAAACCACTGTTAAGCGAATCGGTACTCTTAGGGGTTACATTAGCAATGAAATGAGTAAAAAGTGATTTACCAAAGCCAACTACGTCCTTTAGAGCGTCTTCTGCAATATCTTCAAGTTCTTTGGCTCCGTTCCATAGGCCACTAAAGAAATCACCAATTGCACCGTTTGCATGAGGAATTGGCATTCGCATCATCGTAGCCAACTGATGAGAACGCTCGCCGTCAAGAACTTCATCCCCCTTTTGTAGAGGAAAAAGCATATTACGTTTAGCCGGTAACATGAAGGTTTCACCGGTTGAAGCACGATGAACCATTTCCTGATAATGAGATCCAGGAGCATCATTCAGCAAGGCTAACTGATCCTTTTCAATTGGACCGTTAGTACCATTAGCAAAGCCAGGAAATGAAAAACTACCAAGTTTCCCATCGCCACCAACATGGTCAAGGATCCAGTTAACACCATCTTTAATCCCGTTGATTAAGGACTCAAATGGTTTAGCTAGATTATTCAACACGTTTTTAAACTGGTTAAAGATATGCCCACCTGAATTAGTAACAACTTCCGCAATTCCTTCTAAGCGATTATGCCAAGCGTCCTCCATTTTGCCTAGGCCGCCATTGGTTAGATCGTTTAGTTTAGAGTGCATATCGGAAAACTTATTAGTTGCGTCCCCGCGTAAATTATCAGCAATGTTACTAATCTTTCCGCGAGTATCGCTCCAAATATTAGCCATGTCACCACGCCAACCAGATGTATTAGATTTAATATCTGAATATCCTCGTTGGAAATGGTTCTTAGCATCATTCATTGCTTGCTGAGCTCTTTGACCTACAGCAACCTTCATTCGGTTAAATTCATCATTAATGTTATTCGTACCATTTCTAGTTGAATTACGTAGATCATTCCAACCTTTAGTAAATGCTTGCCTTGAACGATTCCACAGTTGCGTGTTAAATACAGCAATCCTTGTAGACATGGTTCTGTGCTGTTGAATCTGTTGTTGAACTCCTTGACGCGTTAATCGATTGTTTAGATTCCATCCTTGAAGCCATGATCGACTCAACCTAGACCACATTTGTTGAGCAGCACGTTGATTACGTTGTGCCATTTGATTGTGAAGTCTGATTTCTCGTTGGCTTGACTGCTGAGAAGTACGATTCATATTATTCCAACCGCGCTTAGCAGATTGTGCCATTCTATTGATATGCTTACCAGCAGAAGTAGCCATATTACCAAACCAACGGCCAACTTTACCGGCCATTGACTTAGCAGAATTTACAATTCCGTTAGTGAATTTTCTAAATTTAGCCGAGTGTTGATAGAGAAACTGAAAAGCAGCGATTGCTAATTGTACACCAGTAACAATCATGCCTAATGGATTAGCACGAAAAGCAAGCGAAATAGTTGTACCTGCTGTTTTTGCAGCAGTACCAATCGTTGCAAAGCTCAGTTTACTGGTAATTGATGCAGTTCTAGCCGTAGTACCAACTTTTTGAATATTGTTAGTGGCTGCAGTTGTATTAGCTCGAACAGTAGTAGTCTTACTTCTCGGAATTCTATCTACTCGTCTTGAGAAGTTTTGCAGGTCTTTAGCAGAATTAGCTTCATTAACTCTAATCTTAGTGGTATGAAGTCGTGGAATTTTACCAACCATCTTGACAAAACCACTAATGGCATCTTTAGCAATTAAAGCTGCCTGCATCCCCTTAAAGGCTACAGCTAGTCCAAGAAGTGCCCCACCAAAAATCTTAACAGTATTCTGGTGCTGAGCTAAGAAACCAATGAATTTAGTCGCATTAACCGCCGAATCAGCTAACCCTTTAGCCAGTATCTGCAAGCCTTGTTGAGTCTGCTTATTGTTAAGTGCATCACTCAGTTCATTCAACCCAGTTGAGGATACTTTAAGCAATGGTTTAGCCAATTTGGCTTGAGTGGTTGCCCATTCAGCTTGTAACTTGTGCATTGCACCGCCGGACGTTTGCCCAAAGGCTTCTGAATTCTGTTTGTAATCCCCGGAAGCCTTTGCCATTAACTGATTAAACTGGTCAGAAGTCATTTTCCCGGAGCTTACTAGGTCGTTAAACGCCTTCTTGCTCATACCACTTGCTTCTTGCATAGCAGCAGTTAAACCGGGCGCTTGTTTTTCCAAACGTCCCAAAGATAAGCTGGTTACTTTACCAGAACTTTCAACCCGTGATAAACCACCGGCGAAAGCATTAGCTTGCTGATCGGTTAATTTTAACTTGTCAGTTAAACTACCGACGGTTTGAGTTAATGCTTTAGTTTGACTAATGGAATGTGTCATTCCATAAAAACGAGTTTGTAAGGCGTTAACTGATTGAGCCGATAAATAGGTATTAGTTTTCAGATCACCGACTTGTTCAGACAGTTGTTTGATGTTACCAGCACTAACACCAATGTTTTTCCACCGAGCTGCCACTGCTTCACCGGCTTGGGCAGCTTGCGTACCGTTGGTAATAATGCTCTTAAACTGTGTGGTCAGTGTTGAAAAGCCGGTTTGAATCCAACCACCAAAAATATTGGCTTTTAAAACAGTTCCAAAGTTAATAGCACTATCCCTGGCTCGCTTTTCAGCTGAATCTACACCCAGAATGCTATTCCGTACATAATTCCAAGCTGTAGGCTGTTTACCAAGTTGACCATCTAGTTCGTTAATTCGTTGCCGAGTCTCACTAATTCGGGTACCCAGTTTCTGTACCTCAGTGGCTTGTTTAGCATACTGATCAGAACTTTCTCCAAAACGCTGTTTGGTCCGATCAAGAAGGGCTATCTCTCGACGCTGAATCTCAGTTAGGGAACTAAGCTTTTGACGAGCACCGTTTAAGGAAGTTTGAAGTGCTTGGTAACTTTGACCTTGAGCTTTTAATCGTTCAACAGTAGCATTTACTAGCCCTTCTTGAACACGCATTGAAGATGAAAGCTTCTTAACGCCCGAATCTTCAATATCCATTTGTTGAGCGGCACGCTGTTGTTGCGCTCCCATTGAAGCTAATTTAGCCTTAGCAAGGTCAATCTGCTTCCCAAAATTAAGATATTGACGAGCAGAATCAGCAGTTCCAACCTTTAATTTCGATTGTTGAGCGGTTAGCTGCTCAATTGTAGCTTGCATACTCTTTTCAGCCGCTTTACCAGCCGAAGTTGAAGTATCAAGCTTGCTCATTGCTTCTTGAGTTGCATCAATCTGCTTCTTTAATTTCAGATACTTAGCTGCACTCTCAGAAGTCATCGAAGTCATTGAACGTTGTTTATCTTGTAACGCTTCAATTTTACGCCGTTGTGCATCCATCGCTTCACCTAAGCCATTATATTTAGCTCGGGCAGCACCGGCAGAATCACCAACTGAACGTAAATAGGCTTCTTGTGCTTTCCAAGCACTAGTCGATGATGAAACCGCTGAAGTTAGATTCTTAATAGCAGTAGAAGCTTGTACTAAATCAAGAGCAACCTCAGTGGCCATTTTAGCTTGAACTTTTGCCATATAAGAATCATCTACCTTTCTTTTAAGTGATTATCTGGACTAATCATTTGTGGCTTCGTTGAGCTTGTGCGGCACGGATTCCAATAATTGAAGTGATTGGGTCAACAGGACGTTCACTCCGTTCCTTCGCTTGTAAAATCCGTGAAAGCTCGTAGTAATCTGCGTTATCAAATTGCTCAATCGACCAGTGTAGGTTAGTAATTATGTTTTTCTCGTTTACGTCAAAGTCTTCAAGCGCATTTTGTAGCTCCCAAATACGCTTCTTCCAATTTATTTTTTTGAGTCAGTTTCCTCGGTGTTATCGGTGCTTTCTTTAATCTCTTCGTCTGACATCCCCATTAAGCGGCCCGCTACATAGTTAGCCATTTTTTGAACATCTTCTGAACTAAAGTAATCATCTAGTTTCTCGGCATCTTGCTTTGAGAGACCTAATGTCTTAACTAGGAAGTCTTCTATTCGGTCAATTAAGGCAATAGCGTCGCTAAAAATACCGACTCCATCCTTGCCCTGACTACTTGCAAGTTTGGCTGAATCTAACTGAAATTGATAAACTGACCGCATTACTTTATTAGTTGTCTTTACATCAAATGTTTTCTTTAACTTATCAACGTGAATTTTCATTACTTTAACCTCCAAAAAAGACCAACAAAGCCGCGACATTAAAGTTACTGTGTATTTCTTACGCGACTAAATTAGTCCAGAAAAATTATTTAATTAAGATAAATGATTAAGCATGAGGTCCTGCTGGAGTGGACGGTGCTGAAGTAGAAGCAGTGTAATTAGGAAATAGTTCCTTAAACATTGTGTCTTCGTCCTTCCAGTCTGGATCTGCAGTTGAGTAAATTCGATACAAGTCATTGATATTAGGATCATCAATAGCCGCAAAAGTAAGCTGATCTGTTACCGGTGTCTTCTTAGTATCTGTATCAGTATCCAACTTCTTGTCACCCATCAGGAAGTTACCAGATGGAAAAGCAAAGTAAACTGAATCGTTAGTTGTCATAGACGGCGCTTGGACAATAAAGAAACCAGTTGGCTTAGTATCAGCCATTTGCCAACCAGCTCCCTGTTTTTCCATACCTACCAACTTCGCTAGAACTTCCATTGGCATATTGTTAACAGAAATAGTTGCTTGAGGGTTAAGCGGATCAGCATAACTGTATTGAACGGTGTTGTTACCTGAAATCTTTTCAAGTTTAGAACCATCTAGCCCTTTTAATTCAGCACTAGCTACACCTAAAACGTTGTGATCAAGTTCATAGATACCGCTTTGTGATAACCCTGTATCACCGGTGGCCAAGCTTCGACCATCCGCTGTCTTCAGACCTACCCACGCTTTTTTAATACCATGAATAAGCATTTATTTTCCTTCTTTCTTTAAACTAAAAAGGCCGCTATTCAGCAGTCTCAATTTCAAAATAATCAAAATAGTAAGTTACTGTTAGTTGCTTTGTATCCGGGTCAAATGTATGACCACGACTGTCTATTTCACTCCAGCCGTTTTGAATAAAAAGATGTTGAAGTTGTGATTCGAATTCAGTTGGATCAGAAGCATTCAACGCATAAAAAATCTGTACTTCAACTTCCTGATTAAACGCATGGAAATCAAGATTCCCTGAAAGTGCCGGATTCGTTCTGACATCGGTAATTAAACAAATGGTGGAGTCAACGTTATCCGTTTCGCTCTCAGGAATGTTGTAAGTATAGATCTTATCGAGCTCAGGAAAAGACGCTGACTCAATCAGTGCCTTCGCTCGTTTGGTTGGCATCATAAGTCATCGCCTTCTTCTCGTATTAATTTTTGATACTCTGCCGCTTCAGCTTTAAGTACATCTTCCTGTACTTCTTCAGATTGCTGAAGATTAGTTATGAAATGATCTCCACGAAGTTTTCGTGTCCCATCATTCAACCAATACATAATCATCGCATGATAGGAATTATCCCAACCAACCGATGACACCCCCGTAACCTTTCCATCAACATTCTTAGCCTGATCAGTAATGTGATCAGCTGCGTGACCATGGGTCTTATCATTATGAGATGAATAGTGTTTATTGCGAGTGACAGTCCGAAGCTTCTGCATGTATACGTCAGCACCAGCCTTAGTAATTTTTGCTTGTTGCTTTGGCGTTAGTTTAGTGCTGATATTTTCTACTTTTTTGAGCCAATCTTGTAGGAAGTCATCCATGCCTTCATATTCAGCCATTCTGACCACCTACTTTATCGGTTTTTTCAAGAGTAAGTAAATCGTACGAAATGTAATCATCATTGTTAGTAGAGATATCGACAATTTTATACTTTTCATCTTCAGATAATTTTACAAACATTGGTTGCTTTATCTTAGGATTATGACGAACCGCAATAATAATCTTATTTTGTAGTGATGTTCCTAATGCACCATATCGCTGATTAAAAGTTAATTGAATCTTTGCATAGTGCAATGTAAAAAGCTCTTTAAATCCAGAGATAGTTACTCCCATCGCGTTTTCAGTTTCTTCAGGAACACCAAATTTAGCTTTATGACGCATCCGATACAGAGGATAACGATAATTAGACGCCATCTTTATCCTCCTTTTCAGCAAAACTATCTCTTAATCCTCGTAATTGACCAATAATACTATTAACTGTTAAATCAACAACGTAATTGGAGGTCGAAGAGATAGCTAACCGATTCTGATAATACGTTCCAGCTAGAGACATTACAGCAACTTCAACCAGCGATGACACTGTTGCATCATCATAGAAGCCGTTCACATCATCGCCAATAGCGTTATGAACGAACGATTGAGCGGCCTTGATGTATGAATTAAGTAACATATCATCACTGTCATCATCTAAGTAAAGCATATCCCGTACACGAGGCACTAGAGGATCTAACGCTGATTGATTTTCACCGCTCATTCTTCATTCACCCCTACTTTTGACTGGTTGCACCAGAAGCGTCTGGAGTAGTAGCTGGTTGGTTAGCAACAGCCTTGAATGAAGCTACAGCGTAAGCACCATCATCAATTGGTTGAACGTCGAAACGATCAATAACACGAATCTTAGTAGTGTCAGTTTCAAAGCTTCCACCACCAACATTAGTTGACATTAATTCCATGTTTTCGCGATCAAATAAAGTGATAGCTTGTTTGAAGTCACCAAAGTAAAGTGGATGAGCGCCTGCAATATCAGGTAACCACTTATCTGCAATAACAGTGATTGGCTTGCCATCTAGCAAGTAAACGTCTGGTTGAGTAACATCGCGTTGAAGCATGTAACGACCTTCTGCGTCCTTAACCTTAGAAAGTACGTTGTAACCAGATTGGTTAGTAACGAAACTTGAAGTAGCTTCAATTGCTGGGTCAAGGGTATTGTTTTCAAGATCCTTAATATCATCAAACTTAGCAATAGTTTGCTTCTTAGTTGGCTGGTTCAATACTGCTAAAATAGCTTGGTTACGAGTAACAACTACCTTACGAGCAATCCAAGTTGATAACCATGCAAGGATATTTTCAGCAGTGTCTTTCAACAGTGAGTTAGTAATAGTAGTGATACCTGCATAACGCTTAATAGCGTACTTGATAAGAGTTAATTCAGGATCATCGTTGTCACCAATTTGTCCTGCTTCAGCATCCAAGTTCTTCAATGGAGTAATGTCAACTAACTTTTCGTAAACCCGTGAACCAGAAGTTGTAGTAACTGATTCAACATTAACAAGGCTTTGCAAAGATGCGTATTGACGTACTAATGTGTGAATAGCAGTTTGGATGTCAGTAGGAATAGTTAACCCACCATTACCAGCAGCACCAGCTGTTCCAGAGGTAACCATGTTCTTGAAATCCTTAACGAATTGATCCTTGACGTCCAATTCTTTCTTGTTTAAAGGCTTTTTGTCTTCAGACTTCATGTTCTTAACTTCTAATGCTCGTGCTTCGTCAAGTTGGTCCTTGATAGCATCACGTTGAGCAGTCAAGTTATCGCGTTGTTCCTTTAATTCTGCAAACTTGTCCTTGGAAAAGTTATCATCAAGGACTGCTGTATTAAGCTTGACGTTTAAATCAGATACTTCTTGACCCTTGGCAATCCAAGCGTCGTTTAATTCATTAATTCCCATTAATCTTCATCTCCTAATAAAATTGCCAACTTCTGGTCTTTGAGGCTAGGAGTTAGCTTCTTTTCAGTATTCTTAGGCGTTTCCACCTTATTTTCAGGCTTAGCACTACGTACCTTAGCCAAAAGGTTTTTCACTTTACTAATTGCATTATTACTTAGAACCGGTGTCCCAATTGCATTAACTACCTGTGGTTGTGCTGAACCAGTTGAAACGTTATCAGCAAAGCCCTTGTCAACTGCATCTTGAGCAGTCATCCAAGTTTCATTAGCCATTAACTGTAAGATATTGTCACGATCCATTCCCGTCTTAGCTTCATAAGCGTTGACAATTGACTGGTCCGTAACATCTAACATCTTAGAATCATGTGCAAAGTCATCCGCATTCCCCATAGAAATGGTAGAGGCTTTATGAATCATCATTTGACTGGTAGGGCTCATGTTGATTTCATCCCCTGCCATCGCAATAACAGAAGCAGCAGAAGCAGCTAATCCTTGAATATTAACTATTACCTTACCCGAATAAGCTTTAAGCATGGTATAGATTTCAGAAGCAGCAAAGACGCTACCTCCACCGCTAGCAATATCGACTTCAACATCTCCATTACTATTGTTAAGCACATCTTCTACTTGATTAGGGCTAACACAATCGTATCCCAGCCAATCATAGATATCAGCATCATCGTTACTTACAACTGCACCCTTTACATTAATCTTGGTCATCGTTATCACCTCCTTCCGTTGATTGCTTATCATCAGAAGAAACCATTTGAACGGGCTGAACTTGCACTTTTGGCTGTTCTTTCTCAGGCATGTCGTCTGGAAGATAGTTTGCTTGTTGCAATAACCAAGCTGCTTGATTAGCACCAAGCGTCCCGTTCTTCTGTAAGTTAGCAATTGTAGAAGCGTATTCATCGCCTAACGGATCAATTGCAGAACGTAAATCCAAAGTGATATTGGCATTAAGCTTATTATTAAGTTCTCCCGTAATTGCTTTAGCGTACCGAGAAAGTGACTTAACATAGGCGTTACCCATCATCTGAACAGATGATTGCTGATCCCCTTGTCCGTTGATAATACTGTCAGAAACACCATAGACCTTAGCAATCTGAGCACCTGTCCAATTAACTTGATTAAGCAGTTGAGCAACGTTGCTTTTAACTTCAAGCGGTGTATATTCTTCCAAGTCATCAAGAACAATTGGCCCATTCTTTGAGTCAGACGTCTGCTTTATAAATTTACGGCTACGAGAAGCCTTATCCTCATCGCTAAGCAATCCTCCGTGCTTAATCGATAAAATACCCGGAGCAATGATAGAACGCCCCAGAGCGCTCAAGGTAAGCTTATTTGACTTGTCCTTAATTTGTAGCTCATTAGCTAGTGCACTCAAAGGACTAATCCCAGTCTTCCCACCGTTTTGTGATAACAATCGAATGTGGATTAAATCAGATTGGGGAACAGCTTCCATTACGCCAACTTCTGGCTCATCAAAGTTAATGTTGTAAATCAATCCGGAACCATCTTCTAAAAGAAAAGGAGTAACTTGCGAAGGTCGCAGGTACTCCCATGTCATATCAGTTCCATTTTGATTTCGCCAACGATAAGCAAAACACTCACCGCCTAGCAGTAGTTGCGCGAACATTGATTGCCAAAAAGCGTGCGCATTACTCGTTTGTGTCGGGTTATTAAGAATCCCCTGTGCCCGAGGCGCGTCTGCTTTAAGTTTTCCGTTTGCTAAATCAGCACTTAACTGAAAAACAATTGAATAAATGTCAGAGTTCTTCAAAGCAGTCCGAGCGTCTACATACTTATCTGAATTATCAGGATTTAAGAAGTGCAGAATATCAGTATCATCTGCAATCGCCAACCCAGGGCTAACTTTATGTTGATTAAATAATGGCAATAGCATTCACCTCCTTTCATTGAAGGTTAGCTATCTGCTCCGATAGATAACCAACTAGAATTAGACCAACAGCAATTCCAAAAATTCCAACAGTAAAGTTTAACAAGAAGCAACCCCACACGGCGAAAATAATCGCTGTTAGAAAACATAAAATATCAAAATACTTCCAAATAAACTTAAAAAATTTAGCTATCAAGTAAACCACTATCCTCACTTTCAAACCATGCTTTCACTTGCTCTGCAGTCATTCGATCAACCTGCTGGCTCTTATCATTAGCAATTCCAAAGTCCTCAAAGTGATACATCCCCTGATATAACGCATCAATAATTGCATCGACCACATCAATTTTAAGTGTTGCCTTAGCCTTATCGACCTGAATACCAATTTTATCTTCGTAAATTTCAGCATTAATCAAGGCTTTCTCCATGATCTTGTCGTTTAATCGACTACAATTACCTTCAACAAATAATTTCTGCAAGAACTTTGTTGGGTCTTTTAATTCACTTGTTCGTTGCCGAATAGTCTCTAGTGGGTAATCCGTATTAATATCCATTTGCTTAATAGCATTTGTTGCACCCCAAGCATCATAACCAAAGAAAATTACATTTAGATTATTCTCTTCAACATAAGTCAATAACCAGTTATAAACTTGATCATCATTAATCAGTCCTTGTGGGTGACTGGTAATTGTACAATAGCCTTTTTTAGCTAATTCACGATATTCAATCCCATCTTGCTTTTCTTTAGCTTGAATTGAACCGGCCTTTTCCCACGGGATGAAACTATGTTGCTCAATGTGCCATTTCTGATTACCGTTCTCGTCTTGATAAGGATAAACAAAAGCAATTGCAGTATTATCGCTAAACATTGAGTAGTCGAAACCAATGTAAACGTCGCGACCACGAATATCGAAGCTTGGAATAATTACCCGTTCAATATCAGATAGTTTCAAATAGCTATTAGTAGCTTCTTGCAGCCAAAGGTTAAGATTCTTATTTTGAAAATCATCTACAGTTCCGGCAAGCATATCTGAATCACGCTTGTCACGTAAACCATTAAGCAAAACATCGCGCTGATCTTTAAGATCCAAAAGCGGATTCGATTTAACCCATGTTTCTTCTTTAAAGGTTTCGTCTAAGCTATCCTGCGCCCAGATTAATCCTAATTCTTGATCGGCTTCATGGTTAAAGTCTCGTTCCATAGCTTGTTGAACTACTTTTTGATCGTCGTGAAAAGGTACTGATGGATCAGGATAAGCCGTTGAAATTTCAATGTATTGATGATTAGGCTTCTTAATTTGGCCAGAAACAATCTTCTTCGTCCCTTCACGGCTGTGGATATTACCAATTTCATCGAAAATCGCTGTTGTGAAATGATATGAATCATATTTTCCAGCATTGAAAGACAATGGTCGCAAGTTATTGTTGAACTTTCGCATGTTTACGCCAGTATGCTCATGAATGACAATGTCATCTTCTTGCGCTAATTTGGCAAAAACAGGTTGCTCTTCAAAAATCTTCTTAAGCATATCGGTGATATAACCGTATAGCTTACCAGTTTGATCGTAGTTTTCTGCCGTAACAAGAAAATCTTGATTAGACAGCCCTATCGACTCAATTAAAAAAGAGTAAACCATGTAGATAGCCATCAAATATGTCTTACCTTGTGAACGGGCTACAGACAATATGACTCGTGTAAAACGTTTATGGGCTAGTTCATCACGCCAACCAAAGAGCATTCCGAAGATAAATTGCTGCCAAGGCATTAACTGTGTTGGTTCACCAGTGTCGACATTAGGACAAATTTTTGCAAACTTAAGGATTTTATCAACTTCACCCACATCATAATAAAAAGGAAAATCATCGTCGCCTTGTCTTTGTAAATCTCTGAGGTGGCGAAATGCTGCCAATTTTATTAAATAACCAGTCGTGACGTTTTCATCTAATACATCAAAAGCATATTGAGTTGCTGGGTCATGATATTTCTTTCTAATACTGTCAAAGTTAATACTATGATATGCTCCTAGTACGTCATGACTTTGCGTCAAATCGATCATACAATCCCAGCCTCCTTTAACTGTTCAGCCATTGATTTTTCTTCTTTGTGACTAGCAATCTGCATCAATTCTTGTCGTCCCTTAGGAGATAGCCCGAGCTGTACGCCAACAGAGTTTAGTTGGTTGAGGGCATCTTTCATGGTAGCCACCGCTGGATTCTTTCTGAAGCCAGTAAAATCCTTACCAATCACTTTCCCCGAAGAATCTTGAAGAGATGAGAAAATCTTCGCTTGAATACCGTTTTCTTGAATATCTTGATAAGCATTACGATAAATCTCGTAGTTAGCACAGTATTGTTCTACTAATCCAATATCGATTCGTTCCACTCGTCCAGTTGCTTCTAAAAAAGGCACGATTTTACGCCAACAGGCACTAGCTAAAGTGCCCAAATAATGCGGTGGTGTAGCCGGTAAATGCCCGTTATTCTGTTGATAATAGACCTTTTTAGCCATTCAATGCCCTCCTTTCTGCTCTGGTTAGCCCCCCGGGTCAAAAAATTTAAAAATTATCGCTTGCATGAAAGAACAGTCCAATGTGTGCGCTTTTCCTAAGGCGAATAGAGGGGGCGGGTATATGTTTTATTTCCAAATTCGATTAATTTATCATCAATAGTTTATCGTTCGTCTCGTGGCTTCTCTGAGTCTCTCACTGGTATGTCTTTTTTCTAAAGTTTCCACTACTAAGACTCACTATCATTATTCTTATTCTTGTTCATTAGATGCTTAATACTTAGTACATCATGTAACTCGGTGGCTTGCTTGCGCTGATTGCCAATACCTGTGCCATACCATAAGTGCTCCCAATCAGTCTTTAATCGGTGACACTTGCGACAGATGGTTGCTAGGTTATCAAGGTGATCTTTGAGCTTATCATCATATTCAATTGGCACGATGTGATCCACAGTTTTACTATTAGGTTGACCACAATACTGACAGATATAATAGTCACGTTCTAGTGCCTGTTTCCTTAGCCGTTGCCATTGACTACTACGATAGAACTGGTACTGATCATGTTTAGTGGCATTACGGTTACGAGTTTGAGTATTGTACTTGTGTTGGTATTGTTTACCGTGTGTACGTGCCCAGCGTTGTCGATTAGCTAAGTACTCTGCTTCATGCTCAAAGTGTTTAACACAATAATGATTAGGGAACTGTACCATTGCATGACAACCAGGCTGTCTGCATCTTCGATATCGTGGCATATCACCACACCACCTTTCTAATGACTTCTGTTTATCCAAAGTACCGTTCAAGCATTATATCTTTTAGTTCCATTAAGTAGCGGTTCTCTTCGTTATTGCAATTAATCATTAATTGCTTCCACATCTGAGCAAACATAACAACAATAGCTGGCAACTTATCCCACTTTTTAACCTCAATCTTGAAAGTCTTGCTGTTAGTCAAAGTAACAATGCTTTCATCGCTAAGCGCTATTCCATCGTCTTTGAATTGTTCGTTCAATTCTTTACTGGTTTGTGCTCCTTCTTGAAGTAACTTAATCAATGGCATTAATCCAAGATCACTAGCCATCTTCTTATTGATAGTTAACTTGACGGCACCCTTTTCAGCAGATACCCGGTTCAATTGTTCAGCAAGCTTTTCAAGCGATGAGTGTTGAACCGTTTCCTTTTTCATCTCAATGTAACGATTAGGAGTTAAGATATAATCTTGTCCCTTAATGGTTTCAATTGAAGCGACTTTTGATAGGCCTGGCTCATCTGCTGGCTTGTCTAACAACGACATAACCTTATTAATAGCATCGTCACTTAATACGTTGACCTTCTTCTTGTAAACACGGTTAGTGTGTGACTTGCTGCCAACCTGTCCTCGTTGTTCTCGTACTTCTTCTGTTGCCAATGAAGAGGCATTAACCATTAAGATATTTGACGTTTGCTTTTTCTTATTAAAGATTAGTAATGATGTAGGAATACTGGTACTTTCAAACATCCGATCAGGCAAACTAATTACAGCTTCTAAGTAGTTTTTCTCAACTAGGCTTGCTTTAATCGCTTGTTCTTCTTTGTTGTTAGTACTTAACACGCCATTAGGCAATAAAAAAACGGCCTTATCCTGTTTAGATAGCGCCGTTAAGATAAAAGCATAATTAGCATTGCTTTCTGGTGGCACACCCAGCATAAATCGTTCTTGCGATTGAGCAAAGAACGGGTGTTGCCACTTCATGTTATATGGTGGATTACTAATCGTTGTCGCCATTTTCAATCACCTTTCCGAATTCATCCCCTACAACTACTCGCCAACTATTGGTAACTTCCTGCTGTAATACGTCCATTTGATAGACCGTTGCACGGATATTTCTTACCGCTAGATTAAACAGCAAGATCGGAATTACCTTTTCATCAAATTCTAAACATTCAGCTTCAATATCATGATTGAGGTTCCAACATTGAATAGTTAAAGCACCACTACCAGCACACATATCAATAATGTGTTTCTCATCGTTACGTAGAGCTAGGCTTGCCATTAACTTTGCTAGACTTGTCGGCGTATAATCTTGCTTCTTATCCTTGCGGTCCGCTTCGTAATACTGAAAAATCTTTTGGAGCCAATCAATGCTTAAATCACCGACTAATTCCTTAAATTTAGCTTTAGTATCATTATCATTCCAATAACTAGGCAACTTCTTAATTAGTTCTGTTGTGTTCTTAGAATTAAATAATACTAACGTTTTTTCGGTTAGTTCTTTGAGTTCCATAGCTGGTTCCTCCTAAATTTGAGCAAAATAAAAGACGGTAGCTAATGCTATCACCTTAATTATTTAATCTGTTATGTACTTTAAAAGCCGGCAAGCGTTGACCTGTCGGCTTTTTCTTTGCTAATCGTTTTCCCGTTTGTTCAGCATGAGCTAACATATGTAATTCGGCTCCACTGCTGACCGTGCCCCAATTCTTAGTCCACCGCATGCTTGAGCTCCTTATAGTAGTAGTCCAACTCGTATGCCGCGATACGGACAACCATTGTGTCAGCCCGATAGACATAATGCTGGTGCGCATCTGATGCGCAATCAAAGCTATCAATTGGGATCAAATTTTTACCATCCTGTTTGCAGACAACGAAACGATACTTCGCCTTATCTTCCTTGCGTTTCTTTATAATCAAATAAATTTCTACGCCCAAGTTAACTGCTAATAAAGCCGTAAATACATATGAAATCCAGTCCATATAATTACCTCCAAATAAAAAAGCACCCATTGCTGAGTGCTTGTATCAAGGCTATGGAAGAAACATGAGTAAGTGGTGCTTCCTCCTTTCGTTGAATGTTGCTTTAATCAAAAATAGGTGTGCCTTGAATGCTAACGAACAGACTTGAACTGCTATCTTCACGTCGAAACGGAGACTATGGTGACGCTCTACCGTTGAGCTACGTCAGCATAATACAGAAATGTTTGCATCCACTAATCGTTTTTGAATTTTGTTACTCATTGCATTTCTGTATTACATCACGGCTTGGACAAAAAAGACTATGCAATCACGAAAGAGGAGCTTCCATCTCCTATCATAGTTAAGTTTGCCGTGATAAAGCTGAGAGGTGGATTCAAACCACACTTTTGCCACACAAGGCCGGTTGTGTGCCCATCTTGGTTCTCAGCAAGCAGTGCGACTCGTAAGCACTGCTATATCACGATGTTAAATGTACGGGTGAAGAGGGCGGCCACCTTGATGACCTCCTTTCTTCTTAATCATCGTGATAACGTGAACACTGAGAATCGAACTCAGCAGGTAGCGAACGGGATTTATTCGCACTTACGACCCTCTCACCTGTTCCAAATGCTCACATAATGAGTGCTTAGTAAGCACCCATAATAGTAAGAAGCATAAAATATAAATAAGGAGCATAAAATATGCTATTAATATAAATAAACTGATGGGGAGAGAGTAAAACCAGCCGCCTAACTATCCCATTCAAAGCCATCGCTTTAAAAAAGGCGGTGTTCACCTCTTTCCATAAGTTATTTTGACGTTTTACTAAAACGCCAATGCGAATATCGGAAACTGCCTCCGCAAGCGTTGTCGCCTGGTGTCTAACTTCACGTATTCGCATAAAAGACTGGCGCTCTATTGAGGTTTTATTTTGAAAAATTCGTACACGTTCATGTTGTAAGCACTCCATCTAATAATTAATCGTTAATGTAATACATAGAAGTTGAGTGTCAGTCTTAAACATAAATAGCTATTTACTGGGAATGTTGCTGTTTCCATAAGCAGCTTCCCTACGTGGATTATGGTCATCTGCCACCATCGCGTCGGCTTGGTTACCGGATTCCACACTTTCCTACGCTTAACAAGAGATCCCTATTGTGAGTATAGTAATAAGTCTTGAAAACACGCATAGCAGTTAAAGGCTTGCTCGGGCACGTTATTTGAAAAGTAAAGTCGTTTTCGTAATCATTCGACAATACCATAATAAGGCTGTTTTTCTTGAAAATTACGCCAAAGTACCGCCATTTTACCGCCAAAACACCGCCACTTTACTTTTCAACGAGAACATCAGCCGGAATTATCCTTGCTGCTTCCCACAATGCTTTTTCTTGCATTCGATTAAATGTTCTTTCAGCAATATTAAGGTCCATCCTTACTTGTGTTACTGAACGATGGTGATGAACAAAGCGATTATCAAGTATAAGTGCATATAGCTCATGATCGTCCCCTTTAGAAGCAATATACTTAATCACAAGCTCACGACGTTTCCATTCATTCTGTGCATTCGTCCAGTCAATAATTCTTCTATCTGGATAATACGTTCTCGCCTTAGGCTGTCCGTCAAAGCTAGGTGATCCTAAGGTGATTTTCTTTTTCTGTGCTTCGTCCCTCCAGTACCAATATTCTTCTAGCCACGCTTGGGCTTTGTCACATGATTTTTTACGGTCATACTTTTCAAATACGCTGTTCACTGTGCCTACTCCCCTTGTGATATAATGAATGTGTTTTAAAATCTTTGTACAAGGGGCGTTCTCGCAGCAGAGCGTCTTTTTTGTTATATGAAGAATGCAAACACATGCGACCATATTGTTAGTGTCAACCAACACATAAATCCAAGTAGAGCAGCTATAATTATTACCACGGATAAACAAACAATGCCCATCGTTCCATACCCTAGAACATTACCCAAAATTCTTCTCATGCGTCTCCTCCAACAAGTCATATAATTTTTCTTGCGTCAAAACTACTTCTACATCTGTAATTCTCAATTGGCCGTAATAGCCTGTATTACGAAATAACACTCCTACGTGACGATAATATTCAGGTTTTGACAATCCTGTAATCTTTAGAATGGTAGCCTGCTTAGTGCCAATTTTTCGTAAAATATAAGCTTGAGCAAGAGGATTATTAATATTGTGCTTATGGAAATATTGCTTAATTCGCCATTCAGCTTCTTTAATTCTTCTAGGTTCTCGTAACTTCAAACCCTTGCGAAACTTCATAATTTCTTGAAGTCGCCAATCATCAGGAGCAAGGATCTCCTCTGGCATTTCATTAACTCCTCCCCATTCATGATTAACAGTTAATGAATCCATTGCTTTAGATAGTCTTTTAGGTATTTTCATTATTCTTCCTCCTTAGGCTCGCTCAAGATATTCAATATCAACATCAATGGGCTCGTACTTTCCTTGTGCCAATCCTATTTTCTTGATAGTTGCAATCAAGTGGCTAGTTCCACTCACTCGTCTAATATCGATTATGTGATATAGATCGCCAACTAGCTTAACAGGTTGATTATTGCGCTTTGCTAATCTTGCTTGCGTTGTTAGCATCAATCCACCCTCTTGTAAGTTCGCTCGAATATGTTCTTATCAATAGCCCAATGTTCTCCATCAACGCCAGTAGCGATGTAATCACCAGCATTAAGCTTCATATTCCCTTCTTTTGTTGGAAGCAAGAAATAAGAAGTGTCACCTCGTGATGTTGGTCCAACAATATGTACCTTGTACCTAGTTATCTGCTTAATTGACCCATCGAACTGTTCAGCTTCGATTAAGGCTGTCTTTCTGTACTTGTGTAGCATTAATCTTTCACCTCATATAGTAATAGTCTGTTATCCTTAGCTCGCTTATGTGTTGTTGGGTAAGTTAGGTAGATCATCTGCTTAATAGTGCGATGATACTTTCTGGCAAGCTCAACAATCGTGCCACCATCAACGTATTTATCACCCTTATACATAGCGAAATAGCAATCTTTTTTAGTCCGCCTCATCATCTTTGACCTCGCCTACCTTTTTTCTAAATTTGAGTATTTCTTGTAGCCGCCAATCATTAGCCGGTAAAAGTTCTTCTGCTCTCAGCCGACTGTATTTCCAAAATTTGCCGTCAATTGTGTGGTAATTTTCTAGTTCATCGAGAGCATCACTTAATTTGTCTGTTATGAAATCAGCCAAACTTATCAACCCATTCGGAAATGTTATAAAGTTCTTGTAGTTCAGCATTGTGGGGCATTTTGATAACTTCACTAAACGCTAAAAAGTCACTTGTATCATTACGAACGAAGTAAACATCCTTTGCTTTTCTGCTTAACGAATCACATTGAATCGCTACTCCATTCATCCCTCTAATTGCCATATTGAATAACAAGAAAGGAATTGCTCTATCTGACATTTCTTCTACCTGATACCAATAAGATCTAGGGTCATAAGTAAAGATTGACAAGAATTTTAAGTCAGGATCAGTGTGTAATGGATTACCAACCCGATCATTTGTACAGTCATCCCACCAGCGCTTGATTAAAATGCCGCCGGTTCCCGCAGCTACCTCGAAATAGTGGCCGTTAGATTTATCACTATCAACCAGGCTATTGAGCAAGGTCGCAATGCTATCAGGGGTAAAATCCTGCTTCTTGCTTTTCCGTTCAGCTTGCTCATCTTCAAAATATTCATGGAACCAGTCAAACTTTAGGTCCGTTGAAACTTCTAGGAACTTCTTAAAGACTTCTGGACGCTTTTGATCATCAAGCATTAGCTGTAGCATTCTTTCCGGAGCCTTATATGACTCGTCAATTCCTAACAGCTTATTAACAGTCTTTGTATCAAACTGCATTATTCCACCTCAAATCCCTGTCATTACAGACATAATCTTGTTGTTATCCTCGTTTGCTAGCTTGTCTAGCAGGTGGATATAGACACGTTGGGTTGTTTCTGTATCGCCGTGGCCTAACCGTTTAGCAACACTTTGAATTGAAACACGGTTAGCAATTAACAGAGATGCATGAGTATGGCGCAAACCATGAACTGAAATTTGTGGCACTCCGGCCTGCTCACACATTTTCTTTAGCTCATTATTAAACACTGAATTATAAACGTGATTACCACCCCGGGTATTAGTACGAGAGTCACTAGCATACCAATGAGCCCAGATTGACTCATCTTCATTTACCCCATCCAGGTGGCGTTGTAAGTCAGTTAATGCCTTAAAATCAATTGGGATTTGTCTAACCGAATATTTGTTTTTAGTTGGCATAAAGTCTCCAGGTTTAACTTGAGAGTAATCTATTTTCTTATAGTTCAGTGTCTTATTGACATAAATAGACATGTTATTCATGTCAACATCAGCTGGAGTAAGGCCAAGAACCTCAGCAAATCGTAAGCCAGTACGTAATGTAAAATCAAAGAAGTCACCATATCCGCTTTGATCAGCATTAAAGACTTGTTCAAGTTTATGAACCTCATCCATTTCTAGCCACTTTTTAGGCTTCTTTTTCTTCTTAACTTGAGAGGTAATACGAATCTTGTAGCATGGGTCACGAGAAATCCACCCCTCATAGACCGCATCTCTGATTGGTGCTTCTAGTAGACGGTAGAAATCACGAACAGTTGTTTTTTCATGCGTTTGTCCATAAGTATTGATAAGCTTTTGTATATCAGCTCGGGTTATTTTATCTAGCATTAAGTCTGGAGCGAGTTCCTTAATTTGTTTACCAGTCAAAATATATCTTTGATAAGTGACATCACGGACATCCCCGTATTTGTAGGTTTCATACCATTCCTTGTAATACTTCCAGAACTTAATAGCTCTCTTTTTTCCAACTTGTACCATCGTTGATTATTTCCTCCGCTTCGTAGATGGCTCACTTTACCACCCGATTGTGTCTCTTATGTCGTAGTTCACCGATTTATGAACATCGTAGTAGTCATACATCGGTTCACCGTTCTTTTTTCGCTTCATGTTGCCATGACGGTCATAGCGACTATGTGGGTCTTGAATACGATTAGTGGTGAAGCCATACAGCTTCATCTTAAAATCGTTCTTTCTTGGAACTACCACTTCAACGGGTAATCCTGTCTTTAGTGAAAACAGCTTAAAACGTATCTTAGCCGCCGTATCGACTGCTCGTTGATTAATACCACTCTTTACGTCGTAAACGTGCTCTATGTGCCCGTCAGCGTCAAATATGACAAAGTCTGGCGCATATGTTATGCTTCGTTGTTTATATCCACCTACCGAAAACTTGCTAATCAGCTCAAAGCTCTTGTGAACTTCAAACCGTTTGCCACAAGTTTTGACAAAGCGTAGATAGAAATTAGCCTCTTTCTCACTGTCAAGCTTGTAGCCGTCAACTTCTACTTTCTTGCCAAAATGTTTCATCGGTTATGAACCCCCATCGCATAGCCACAGGCGAAAACACCTAATAACAAGATGAGTTTAAGCATTCTCGACACCCGCCTTAATCTTCATAGCTTCATATGAGCCTTTAGCTGCGTCATAATCATCTTCCATGCCAAGCTGGCACATGACACCGTACATTGCGTCTAAGCGTCCGTTACGATAATCCTCACCGAAACTATGATCTTTGAAATAGCCCATTAGTCGGTGCCTCAGTTCTTCTTTGTCATTATCACTTAGCGCTGTGCCTCGAAAAACTAATGGTGTATGTGCGTACTTGCTAATGAGTTCAATCAATGGCCAGAAGCCTTTGCTTTCTAAATCATCAGCATCTAGGTCTTCTCGTTCGTATAATTCTGATAAACTTTCGATGTTAACAGGAATCATCATCTGCCACATCGGCTTACGTTCTTCTTCGTCTCGTGCATCTTGCCATGTGCGGTAAACATAAACATACTTGCCCCGTTTAACGGCAAATGGTCCCATTTCATCGCCACGATCAATCTCTTGGCTATGATTAATCGTGTAAATCAATTCATCGGTTGTTATATAACTATTTGCGTTCATGCTGTCGCCTCCTTTAAATCTCCGTTGTGGTACATCATCATAATTAATTCGTTGCTGATACGGTCAACTCCACAGCCGCCGCATACGCAACACTTATGATTAAGATAAATTCCCCTGCCGTTACAAGCAGGACAAATAATATTCATACTTACACCCTCATATCTTCTAATTGTGAGAAGTCAACGATAAATTCTGGCTTGTGTGGCATTAACCGACTAATCAGCTTCGGGTTGTACATCATTTCTAGTTCACTCACACTGCTATTAGTTGTGATAATCGTTGACCCTACAACTTCATTCTTTTGTAAGTTAATTCTGGAATTAGCTACACTGAACAATAATTCCTGTAAGTCTTGACGTACTGATTTAGCTTCATTCTTCATGCCGCCTTCGGTAGCAAAGTCATCTAATAGCAGCACGTCAACAGTCTTCATTAACTTAGTTACATACTCAACTCGATCTTTAACATCAGTCTTTTCGTACTGCTGTTGCATTAATCCAGCTAGTTCTAGCGTTGATACAGTCATTACCGTTAAGCCCTCATCACACAAATGGTTGAGCATTGCTGTGGCAAGTGAAGTCTTACCGACACCTGGCTTTCCAGTAAGCAATACTTTGCAAGGCTCATCAACCATCTTCCGAGCCAGATTAAAACACTTAGCGCCAACTTCGCGAGCCAATAAACGGTTAGCTTGCATATCAGGCTTCCAATTTTTGAAGATGAAATCTAATCGTTGGTTACCGCTATATAGACTAGCGTTGATGTATTCTCCAGCATTGTGTAACACACTCTGCTTTCTAGCTCGATTAAGGCGGTTGTTCCGCCATGTTTTAACATGGTCTGTCATTTGCGCTAGCTGCTTAGGATCGCGAACATCAATTCCAGACTGCTCTTTTATTTTTTGAGCGATTATTTCTCTCGTTTTTTGATTAAAAGTAAGTCCTTGTAGCTCCATCAACCCACCTCCTAGAACGGTAATTCATCATCGGGTATGTCAATTGGTTTCTGCTCTTGTGATTGGTTACCGTGTATCAATTTCTTGTAGTCGTCATAGTAGCCTTCTTGTTCATACTTGTTAGCTGGCTTTGGGTTGTCTACTTCTAACTCATCATCAAAGCGACCATTGAACCACGTAGAACCATTCATGGGGTGATACCAACTATTTTGTTGGCAATAAGCTAAATACTTATCCAAACGGTCAATAAGATATTCATTAGTATGTTTGGTAGATGATTTCCTCCATGCTTTGTAATGATTAAAGGCTTGTTTCTTACCCTTCTTGTTTGGGTACTTAGTCCAAACTTCCTCGAATTCTTTTTCTAGTTGGGACACAGACTGTGCATTGCTGTGCGATGCACTATTTGTATTACTTTCTTTTGTTATTTCTTGTTGTTGATAATTCTTATTATTGTTATTTCTTAGTGAGCTATTTTGTATCGGATACAAATCGTATCCAGTACATTTTGTATCTGATACATTTTGTACATTTTTCTCGCTATTTTCTGCTTTTTTGTCATCGGTGTTGTTTTGTGGTTGGTGTTCCTTACTAGTTTTGTTAATTTCTGGGCGATCAGTTAATATCCAGTCCATTCCAGCAAAGCCACCATGTTTTGCGATACGATGTTTTCTAATTAAATAACCGCATTCCTCTAATTCTTTCAATCCGCTTGTTAAAGCTCGTTCGCCATCAACAGCATGACTAGCAATTTCTCGCACATAAAACTGCCAATTATCGGCTTGACTCCACATATATAAGAAAATCCCCCGAGCTTTCCAAGTTAGCCGTTTATCACGGACGAGAATGTTACTGATATTTGTGTAATTGTTATTAGTTCTTTTAATCAGCCGTGCCATTTAGCAACCTCCTAGAATGGTGCATTATTTATTCCTTAACTACACCTCATTAAAATGGCATATCGTCATCTGATACTTCTTCAACATGATCTTGTCCTGACGATTGGTTTTGGAATCTATCTTGAAGTGTAAAAGAGAAGTTTTGTACGCTCATTTCAACAGATGTTCGATCCTGACCTTGCTTATCTTTCCAGGTGCTAGTCGATAACTCACCACTAACAATAATTGGCTGGCCTTTCTGGAAGCGTTGGGCAATCACATCGCCTTGTCGTCCGAACACCGTGCATCTAACGAAGGTATTATCATACTCGCCTTCACGGTTCTTTCTGGTGCTGTTGGATGCTACCGTAAAGCGAGTGACGTTGTATTGCCCTACCTGCTGTTGTTCTGGATCCCGAGTTAAACGCCCTATAATTGTTGCACTAATCATTCTTGTTACCTCCGTTATTGTAGTTGTTTAAGATCTCTTTAGCGGTTTTTATCATCTTCTGATACTTGGCTTCAACGCTGTCATCATTGTTGATACCTGCCATTTGTCGAATTTGTTCGTTTGCGCTATCTACGGTCATGTCGCCACTAAAAGACTCAATTATTTGTTGCCTCAGCTTCTTGTACTCCTGCTGGTTCTTCTGCAATTGGCTCATTTGTTTTTGTGGCGCTGGGCGCTTCCGTGTTGGCTGTTGCCAAGCTGATGATCGTTGTTGCTTGTGGTACTCGTCAGTATCTGCATCCTTATTGTCATCGATTAAAAACAAGCCATTAAGTGCGTATTTGCGAGCGTAACTGGAAGCCGTGCCAGTTATCTGACTGTCATCCATTCCCTTCTTATTGGCTGCCTCACGAGCATATCCTGTTGAGACAGTAGTTTTGTCGTTCTTATCAGTGAAGGTGGCAGTGGCCTTGATATAGTGCCAATCACCGACCATGATTGGTTCATCAGACAAGCTCAGGTGGTCGTTATCCTTCTTCAACAGAGGCTTGACCGCTTGAAGAATATCTTCCGTGCTCCGATAGTTATAGCCACCGAATTTGTTGTATTGAGATTTTGGAGCTTTAAGCTCCATTTGAACCGTTAAAAGCGTCAAGGCTATTCCTCCTTATCTTTATCCTGAATTGGCAAGTTCTGTGCATCTTGCCGGATTAAATAAATTGCTAGGTCACACACTAGCTCGAACATCCGCATCGAAGTATGAGCTGTTTGATCAGGAACTTCTCCAAAAGAAAGCTGTTTGATCTTCCGAACGTATTTGATAGCATCAATGTAGTGAGAGCTGCGACTATATGCTTCCTTAACTACTTCATTGGCCTTTTTTGACGCTTCTTGGTAGAAGTCACTTGCCCAATCCTTCTGCTCAGTCATGGGTGACACCTTCTTCCACTTGCCGATATGCTTCTGCTTCCGCTTCCTTGAGGTCTTGCTTCAAGCGGCTTCCTCTATCCATCTGGGTAAGCAGACGGCTTAGTTCGTGGGCTAAGCCAATTGAAATATGATCATTTGATAATGCGTAATCGATGACAGTCAGTGACAGATACAGATTGTCGTGGATCCGTGATAAGCGATTTTTCAAATACTCGTTCATGGTGTATACTTCCTTTAGATAAATTTTTTGATTTGTTACTTATTGCCATCGGATGTGTCAGATCCGGTGGCTTTTTTGTTTGGATTATCTGGATCACCTAGTGCCCCTAAGATTTGCCAGAAAAGAACAAATCCAAAGACTAAGCATAGTCCTGAGCCGTAGAACATGCTTATTAGCATTCCTGCCGTCAATCCAGAACAAATTAGTGCTGGTTCATTCATTCAATCGCCTCCTTAATGTTTCTTTCTGTACTTTTCTTTCAGCACATTCAGCTTCTCGCCTTCAATGACGTTGACGATTGCTCCAATTAAGAAGCAAGCAATGATCACGAGCCATGGAATTGCTAGTCCTAACATCAACTCACCTCCTTAATCGTGGGTCGATTTTAAGTTCCTCTTTGTGAGCTTCGTTATGGTTTACAAACCATTCGTCAAACGCTTTTAGCTTGTATTTCCAATTGCGTCCATGCTTAATAGCGATTTTTTGATTTGGGTTTTCAGCAATAATCTGATCACGAAACTTTTTAATGGTTTCCCTGCTTTTACCGTACTTACCAAGTTCGACAAGTTCAGTAGTAGTTAACAGCTCATCATCTTTGCTTTTTTCTTCTTGGTCTTTTACGAACTTGGCAACAGCCTTGTAAGCAGCTTGTTCCATTCGTCTATCTAATTCATCAACGGTTAATGTGACTACTCTTACAGGAGTTGCCATCAAATCACCCCCTAAGCTTCAATTACTGGTGCATTTAAGAACTTGTTAATGAAATATTGTTGTCCCTTGCCAGTTACTTTTGTTGTAATGTTGACAGTTGTATGCCCGTCAGAATGATTAATAACTGTTTCTTTAGTTTTGAATAGTCCTAATTCCATTGAGCGTTGAGTAGGAACATTACGATTACTTCCTCTTGTTCCTAAGTAGCCATTCTTTCTCATCCAAGCAAACAGTCTATTTTGCCCAATGTTTACACCGTTTTGGCGAAGGATTTTGGCAAGCTGTCCAATTAGAATGCTTGAGTTGCTTGTAGAAACCGCGTCCGCAAATAAAGCCTTGGGTTTCATCTCCGCAATCTGAATATCTTTAGCTTTTAACTGGTCGGCTGCTTGTTGTAGCAAGTCTGCTAAGCCATCGGCATTGTGGATAACGTTGAAGGCTTTCTCATCAGTCATGTAAGCTCCATGCTTACGGATTGCTGGTAGCACTTCACTTGTTACCCAGTGGCGGAACTTCCGTGCATTATCTCGAACATCTGAATTTTTACTCTGACGACTTGCATCAAAAACCAAATCATACAGCCCAGACTCGTTAATAACTGTCATTCTTTGTTCACCACCAGGGGTCGATAACTTATAGACCCCTTTATCTTCCGGCTGAACATGATTACGGATTGCATCGGCCGGTTGACGGTATTTGAGGTTCATTGCAACGTCCTTACCAACAAAATATGGTTCATTATTAATGGTTACTGTGCGGACGTTTTGTCCGTGAAAATTAAACAATTGTGGTTGGTTCATTTGAATATCTCCTTTTAGCTATTTTAGCTAACTTTTAGTCAAAAAAATATCTAATGGTAGTCCTAATACTTGACTAGCCCTGATTGCTACATCAGCTGTCAGATTTCTTTTTCCACCAAGAATCTGACCAAGATAGTTAGGAGTTATGCCAATTTTATCAGCAACAAACTTATTCTTAATTCCTCTACGTTCAATTTCGTTTTTTAATTGTTTGTAAGCATCTGCTTTAATAACTGTCGTCATATGTCCACCTCTTTAGCTGTTTTGTTTAACTTACGTGTATTATAATACTTCGCTTTTTTAGCTAAGTCAACACTTCTTTTAGCTTTTTTAGATAAAAATGTAATATTTTCATTTAACAGTTGTATGATATAGCTAAAAAGGAGCGATTAAAATGAGTGAGTTTAGTAAAAGGCTTACTGGCCTGCGTGAAAATAAAGGCTGGAGTAAGACTTATGTTGCAAAAGCGATTGGTCTTTCGAGTATGCAAACTTATGCTAATTGGGAATACGGAAGAACAGAGCCAGATTTTCAAATGCTGAATAAGATTGCTAACTTATTCAACGTTTCGACAGATTACCTATTAAATGGTAATAAAGAGGAACACAAAACAGCCGACCTTGCAGACAAAGATACTGTCTTCACATATGAAGGGAGAGAAATTCCACCAGAAGATCTGGAATATATGAAGAGATTACTGCGTGGTGGTAAGCAATGATCTATCCAATGAATGAGGCTCGCGACTACTTGCTTGAACGGGCGGAAGAATACCACATCGCAGTTAAATGGGCACACCTATCACCGATCACACCACCAGGAAGCAGTTTTGAATACCGTAGCGTGGTTATGAACCTTGATTGGCACCGACCTAGTGAAATTATCTTTCAGCTAGCTCATGAAATATCGCATGTCATTCATGGGGACAAAGGCGACGTTTATTATTATCATGCTTGCTACACCGGTAAAGAATCTGTGGAATATAAGGCAAATGTTGGAGCTGTTAAGCTTTTGATTCCGTTCTATTGTCAAGATACAGATATTCAATGTGTTAATAGTGCTAATTTTATGCAATCTTTTCATGTGCCACACTATCTTTCTAGTGTAGTGAATGAAGAAATTAAAGAGTATTATGCGAAATAATTAATTTATGACCAAATACTGATGTCATTAAAAGCTGGAGTTTATTTATATAGGAGGGTCATTCAATTGGCTAAAAAAATTAAGGATGCAGAGGGAAATGTTTATAAAGAAGTTACCCCTACTACAGGCGATAGAAAGAGGACACTTGAAATTGTAATTGGTGCAATTGCCCTTGTCCTTTCTGTATTATTTATTGGTGGCAGCTTTGGAGCTGCAGCTGTTGCAGATGCGTTTGGTGGTGGTGGTTACTTCACCGCTAAAATGATGTTAGGACTTATACTTGCAATTATTTCATTTGTCCTTGTGTTTTTCATTAATAAAAATCGCAAAGCTATTGGTTGGGCAATCACAATTATGGGAGCAATTATTCTTTTTATGTGTGGAGATTATGGAATCATTCCAGGAATCGTTTATGTAATTGATGGAGTCCTCGTTTTGGTTAGGAAGTAATTAGAAGGGAAAGTCTTATGTCGAAAAAAATAACTGATAAAGATGGAAAAACCTATGTTCAAGTAAAGCCTTGGTATAAGCGTTGGTGGGTATGGGTAATTATTGCTATTGTTGCATTAATCCTAATAGGATCCCTAAGTGGAAATAGTAGTAATAGTAAAGCTGGCTCAGGCTCAGGCAGTAATACCCAAACAAGCTCTCCTTCAAAAATTACTGTTGACTATGATGACTACAATGTCAAATCATCCAAAATCTATAAAGTTGATTACAGCAATAATGATTGGGATGAAGCTGATGTAAAAATCAATAAAGTTACGGTTTATAAATTAGCGAAGCCATACAAATTTGACTCTGCTAATGATGGTAAATATGACATCAATGGATTTATTAAATTAGATATGACCATTAAAGCAAATGGTGATATTTCAATTTATCCTCAACAAGGTACAGCTGTTATCGGTAGTGAACAAGAAGAAGCAGTTGGTGAATCTTGGGACGGAGATATAAATAAGGGTGCTGAAAAATCCGGCGAAGTTTATATTCCGGTTAAAGATCTTGAAAAAACAACAAGTATTTCCAACATAAGGTTTAAGTTTAGTGGCAATGATCAAAACGATATGGAAAGTGACCATGATTACGACTTAACATTGAATCTAGATAACAATTAATATATTTTATTACCGGCTTTATGCCGGATACATAATGACCAAAAACTGATGTCATAAAAAGCTGAAATAACCTTTGGGGAGTAAATAACATGAAAAAAATAGGTTTAATATGTGCAGCATTATTAGCTGGTATTTCATTAACAGCATGTAGTAACACTGCATCACAGAAATCAAATAAAAAAAGTAGTAGCTCATCAGTAACTACTACTAAGGCTGTTAAGCATCACAAGGTACGTAAGGAAAGCAAGAAAGAACCACAAAGTTCGTCTAGCTCTGCTGTCTCTAGTCAATCTAATAGCCAAGCTAGCCAAACTTCCACTCAACAAAGCGTCCAATCATCAAACAATCAACAACAGGGAGCACAGTCTGGTGTTACTAAGTCACAAAGCGAAATTAACCGTGAACGTGGTTATGATCCAAATGGTGCCCCACTCTTGCCGGGCCAAGATCACGCTGCCGGATCTAATCCTGATGGTTCCCCTGACGCTTGGGTACAAGGTCAAATAGACTGGGCTATTCAAAACGGATATATGAACCCTGATGGAACTAATACGCCTAAAGGACAGGCGGCAGAAGATGAGGTTGAACGTGATTCGCAACCTGGAATGCCGTAAATAAAAAAGCCCTCTCCGGAGAAAGGACGTGTAAAGATGGATCCAAATCAAATAGAAGCATGGAAAGCCTTCTTACCTCAAAGCACTATCGAGTATTTACTTAATCCGACTGCAGAAACAATAGGCCAATCATTAGATGGTATTGCGACTGCTCTATGTTGGCCGTTGTTAAAGCTGAGAATTATTCAAAAAAATAAACTCAAACAGTTTGCTGAAGAAATTCGAAATAAAAATGACCAGATCCCTGTTGAGAATAGAGATTCTTCAAAAATCGGCTTAGCAATAAAAGCGATTGAAGAGGCAAGATATCAGCTAAACGAAGATGATGTTCGGCAAATGTATGTTAATTTGATCTCCTCAACTGTTGACAATAGGAAAAATAATTTAGTAAACCCAAGACTCGCTACTGTCGTTGCCCAATTTGGCCCCGATGAAGCGAAATTCTTAAAACTCCTTTATCGGCAAGATGGGCAACAACTGCCATATGGTCAATTGAGATTAGATCTTGGCAATGGTTTTGGATATACTTTCCCAACTAAAATCGCAATTGATAGTAATTCAAAAATAGTTAATAGCTTTAACTCATCTCTTGATATCTTAGTTTCTTTGGGTATCGCCAATGATAAACAATCTAACAGACTGGCCCAAAGCGATGACAAATATGCAACAATTGAAAAAATACTCAGAGCGACTATTAATAAGCCTGCTGAGTATGAAGATAACACATGTAATTTAGTAAACTCATATATTAATTTAACTAATTTTGGCTATGACCTTTGCAAATGTATTTTTGAATAAGTAACTCAATTGCGGCTACCTGTTCATTATTTAGAACCGTCCTGTCGACTCCTTGAAAGCTATCATGTAATATAACCTGACCATTGATAATTTCAAATGGGTTTTTATCAGACATTTTTGCACCTCGAACATTAGTTTTTGTTAATTATATCAATTAATTTTAAAACAACCAAACCCGCCTATTTCAGACGGGTTTAAAAAGACACTATAAAGAACATATGTACGAAAGGAGAACGCCTATGTGGGCAGAAACAACAAAAGATGGCAAAGTTAAATTCAGAGAACAGTATAAAGATCCTCTTACAGGCAAGTATAAGAAAGTTTCTGTCACTTATGATAAGAATACTAATCAAACACGTAGAAGGGCTCAGATAGCCCTAGAGCAAAAAATACAGAGTAAGTTAAGAAATATTCAAGATGGGAATATTAAAAAGAATGTTACTCTTGGAGAAGTTATTAAAGAATGGGAACCCGTTTATAAAAAACAAGTATTATCTGGAACTTATTATTCGTGGAGCACCTATAAAAAAATAATAAAAGACAAGGTTGGTTTTGATGTTCTTATTAATAAAATCACTTCAAAATATCTAATTAATCTATATGAGGATATGCTTTATAAAGAGGACTATAAGCGTGGCACAATTATTCAGTTAAAAGCAAAAATAAATCACATAATGAAATATGCCTACCAGCATGATTATATATCGACGTTGCCAACTGCTAATTTAGAAATTAATTGGCCAAGAGAACGAAAGAAGTCCGAAATTGAAGAAAAGTTTTTAGAAAATGATGAATTAAGAAAAGTTATAGATTATTTGGAACATCTTCAATCACCTAATCACCATCTTTATGCCTCACTTTGTGAATGGATGGTGTTAACCGGCATGCGGTTTGGCGAAGCTACTACAATTCAAGTTAAAAATGTTTATAAAGCTAACAATAAATATTTTGTAGAAATTTGTGGAACATTGGTTTACAAAGGCTTAAAATCTAAAAAACAATTTAAAAGTCCGCTGACAAAGACTAATGATAGTCAACGAACGATTTTACTTCCTAAAAAAGCAGTAGCAATTTATAAAGAGTTTTCAAAAGGCAAACGAGATAGCGATTTTATGTTTACCCTATCTAATCACAATTTTGTTTCAATCGATAACATCAATTATTTTTTAAGAAAAGCAAAAAAGAAGCTTAAAATACCAAAAACAATTAGTACGCATACATTTCGACATACCCATGTTAGCCAGTTAGCTGAATTGGGTGTACCATTGTATATAATACAAAAACGACTAGGTCACAGTGATTCTGAAATAACTTCAAAAGTTTATCTTCATGTAACTAAAAAAGCACAGAAAAAGTATGATAATATTATCGAATCACTTTAA